TCGAAGGTGAGTGGTGGAACGAGTATGAAGGTCCTGATGGATACTTTTATCTCGGAAGGTAAGAGCTACAATGGCTCTTCCTTTTTTCGTATAAAATACAAGTGTTTTAATAGGAGGTGATACACATGAAAATTGTAAAGAATGATGGTACACATGTTGCAAAAGATTGGGATTGCAAGTATTTATTTGAATCTACTTTTAAAGGGAAAAAGATATTTGCAAGCGCAAATTTATGCAATTTATTATCATTGCCATTCGTTAAACTTGGATTGGTAAAACCAAAAAGGGATTAGGGCGCTACATGCGCTCTTTTCTTTTTCGTAAAAAATACATGCTCCTTAATAGAGAGGATATTAAAGGAGGTATGTATATGACAGAATTTTTAGTAACTTATTATATACTCTGCGGCTGTTTATTTACAGTCATGATGTATACGATTGATGAAGTCAACTTCATGGAAGGCTTTCATAAATGTAAAGCCAACGGTAAGTTAACTTTAGCATTATATCTATGCTTAGTGATTGTAAGCTGGCCAATATGGGTAGTTAAATTTATTATCAAAATGTTTTTATCGAGCATTCGTTAAGACATATCCCTCTAAGGGCTGGAGCTTATGAATAAAAACATAGGCTCTTGCTCTTTTGTTTGCAGTAAAAATTACATGCATCATAATAGAGAAACTGTAAACAATTTAGGAGGGATTTATTATGACTATCGTAGCATTAATGGTATTGACAGTCTGTGGAATGATTCTCCACGAAGATTGGTCAGAAGAAAAAGAAGAGAGAGGTATTAAATAAACAATGCCTCTTATCTTTTTTAATAGAAACCCAAACAACATATTTCAAAATAAGGAGGAAAAAGTTATGGGATTTTATTTATTAAAATGTTACATTATGTGGGGTTTGATCGTGCTGGCAGTTCAATTTGTATTTAGAGAGAAGAAACTGAAAGCGCTGTTCGATCAGTATAAGAAGGATCATGAGTCCTGGCATTGGATTCTGGTTGTTCTTTTCATGGTCATTGCTTGGCCCAAAACGTACCACGATGTACGCCGTATCAAGCTTGATAAGCAGTAAAAAATACATGCATCCTAATAGAGCAGTAACTATTATATTTTTATTAGGAGGGAAAAGAAATGAAACTATTAAAAACTATCGTAAAGGCTTTTTTGATTCTATTGTTGTGCGTAGCTGCACCAATAATTTTGATTGGTTTGCTAGCAACAGCTGGAATCGCATTGCCGATTATCGGTATTGTGGCAATCATTTTCTTCCCAATCCTTGTGATTGGAATTGTGATTGGTCACTGCGCAAAGAAATAAGATTAGGGCGCTACATGCGCTCTTTTCTTTTTCTATATTTTTTATTAAGGAGGAACTTTAAATGAGTGACAAAACAAAGGCAATTGTAAAAGCCACGGTAGGTGTAACTGTGGTAGGATTGGCGTTCTTCGTTGGCTTCAACGTTGGACAAATTGATCTTATGACTTCGCTAATTGATCGTTACGAAGAGCACGGAGAAAAGTTAGTAGACACATGGAGTGTCAAGAAACACGGCGATATGATGTATGATGTAATGCTTGAATGCATTGGTGATTAAGGAGGAAATTGAAATGAACAAAACAAATTTTGAAGGTTATCAGGATGTAATTGTAAAGGATCGCAAGGGCAACGATGTACGCAAACTGGTTATCAATGTTACTCTGCTTAGAGAGAACTGCCAGAACTACGCAACAAAACACGAGAAGACTATCAGCTGTATTATGGCAGCTAATTATATTCCCACAAACATCTTTGCTAATGCAAAGTATCAGTATGTCGGAAAAACATTTGGTTTGAAAGCTGATAAAGATAAAGAAGCGTATAAGGCTAAAGCAAAAGAAACGGATTATGGCTACTTAACGCCAGACGAGCTGATTGATATTTGCAAAACATTCCAGCTTCCACTTGCTCCAAAGGACTTTTGCGTTAAGAAGATTGTTGATGAAAAAGACGAGCCGGTAAAAGATTGGCCTGCCGAGATGCTTGAAGCTGTTAAGGAACTTGATGCGGAGTATGGCGGAGATAGCGGTAAAAATTTTATGACCGATGCTACACCATCTGAATTATTCAAGGTTATGGCTGCAGCTTTCACTTTTGCGATGCATTAAGAATGGGGGAGATCGAAAATGGCAAGTAAACACGAAAAAGATTGTAAGTCTATAATCAATCATACGGGATGTGTTTCCGGCGATCTGCATGATGTTTATGATGGCTTCCACGCTCTATTCAGATTTAGAAATGGGTATGGCGCATCAGTAGTTAGCCATAAATACAGCTATGGTGGAGATCGTGGTCTATTCGAATTAGCGGTTATACACTGGGCTGATACTGAATGGAATCTTAGCCATGACACTGACATTACTAACGATGTTTGTGGATATTTGACACGTAACGATGTTCATAAGCTATTAGACAGGATTGAAAAATTAAACATATATGGCAGGGAGGAGAGCAATGAGCAAAGTAGCACATAATACAGACCAAGAAAGAGAACCAAAGCCGAGTAGACATCATGGCCCGACGATTAGACAGGCTAAAGTAGATGCTATCAAGGCTGCACATGATTTAAGGTATCCTCAAAGTGTTATCGACGATATCAGGGAAGCTAAAACTGAAGCTGAGATTTACAGAATAATGCATAAGCAGAGGGAGAAACTATGATACCTATAACTGAAAATGTGCTAATCGAAATGCACTTTATGGAACAGCTTTACAAAGAAGTATGTAAGTTCATTGACTCAATGCTATTGTGTAGTGACAAGCCAGTAACTGAGTGGGACCTCCTCTGGATTGTTAACTGCATTGGTGATCACATATACAAAAACCGAGTGTTAGCGGAATGTTCATTATATTCTGCATTACACAAAAAGTACATTGCAACTGCGAAGGCAATGGAGAAGATGGTTATGTGTGGTACAGGTATTCAACAAGTTTTTATCGACGAGCCATGCATGCTTAAAGATATTCCGCCAACAGATGAGATGTTCTTGCCAGACAATCGCGAAACAAGACGCCACGGCTACAATTATGCAAAAGAAACAAGTTACAAAAAACCGAACAGGAGACGCCCTTGGGAATAAGGGATATTTGGAAGGAGAACAACTATGGACGAACAGAATAAAGATGTAACAAAAGAAAATGGAGCAAAGCACTTTGCTGATGTTTCAGTAATGTTATTTGTGGTTATAGTACTATTTATTGCTATGATCGGGCTTCTTATTTGGGATAACTACAATGATCACACAATCAACAAGCAGAAAGCTCGTATCGAAGAACTAGAAGAAAAGCTCAATTACAAAACTACCGTTGAGATTGGACCGCTTCCTTGCCCATTCTGTGGCAGTGAATTGGTAGAGACTATGTACGGCCATTATGATGGTGGCTGGTATGTACATTGTGAGGAATGCGGTGGCCGGACCGGTCATCCTGATAGTCTTTTACATGACGACGAGGTTACTTTAAGTGAAGCTGTCAACATGTGGAACAATCTTGATGGATTAGAAGTAAGAGAACAACTTGAACAAGAAACGGAGGAAGAGTAATGGCGCGTATCAATTGCGAGAAAGTGGATTGTTATTTTTATAGTTTTACTTCTGGCGGTGGGCCAAGGTGTAAATATGACAATCACAGTTTATGCTGCCGTGACTGTTCAGAGTGTAAGTATTATATTACAAGAAATCATGCACGTATTGTAGTTGTTAATTATGTAAAAGATAGAAAAGGAGAGAATAGAGATGAATAATGAGACACGCGATGGCATTGTAATGACGTTAAAAGAGCCAACACCAAAGTTGACTTTCGCACAGTTAAAACCTGGCGAGTTCTTCACTTATTCAGTTGGACGTTCTGTCGATGACGTGCTGATTTTGCAAAAGATTGAACCAACTGGTACGAACCAAGGCAGCAGTGATAAAGTATGGTGGAACACTCTTAAAGTCGGGAATGGCAGGGTGTTTTTCACTGAAAATGATGAAGAGGTGTTTAAACTGAAAGGAGAACTGAACTTTGAATACGAATAAACTTGATATTTTGTTAATCTCAGCAGCTAGCGTAAGTTTCGCTGGTTTTGTTGGAACTGCTATCTACGCTCATATCAACGCTAAAAGGCTTAAACGCTTAAGCGATAAGTTCGGTGTAGCTATTGATCACATTGTTGATGAGACTGATATTCAGATTCCTCAAGAAATTGTGGATAAGGCTATGAAAGAAGCTGTTGCGAAAGCTGCAAAGAATCAAGTAGAGATTTCAGCTATTGATATCACATCCAAGGTTCGTCCATACATGTCTGAACATATTCGTAATAAAGTTGAAGACTGTACAAGGAATCTTGAAGATGATATTAAGGCCGAATACCGAAAACAGATCAAGAACTTAGATCTGGATGATATTCGTACGGAGGTTGTAGCTGAGGTTCGTGAGAAGGCTTTGAAGATGATCAAGTCCAATATGGATGATATTATCGAGAAGCATAATGACGAACTGGATGCTACGGCAAGAGTCTACGAGAGTCTGAAAGAGAAGTTCGATCTGTAGCAAAAATTACATGCCTCCTAATAGGAATTATATTTCTATTATAGGAGGGAAAAGATATGAAATCTGTAGAAGTTAAAAGAGGTCCAGAGGTGAAAGTCATTATTATCGACGGTGGTCGTGATCGTGATATTTCTGATTGGATTCCGGAGACTACAAAGAAAAGTATTCTGGAGGCTTATAAAGAATACTGTAATGACAAGAAAGCAGGGAGCTGGTATTAACACCGGCTCTCTCTTTTTATGAATGGAGGAACTAGATGGAAGCTCAAAGATATGAAGAACTAGATAAGCTTTGCAAAAGGATGGAAAAACTGATGACCAGTGCAATTGAGGAGCGTCTTGAAAGGGTTTGCAAGATAAACGTTTATTACTTTTTTAGTCATGACGAATTTTCCTGCGAGGCTGATGCTCCTTATTATAATGCGACTAT